CCATCGCTGCGCCTTCCTCAGCAGCCGCCTGCCCGATGGCACGCAAAGATGCTTCCCGCGCATCCTGCGCTACTTTCAGCCGTTCTTCGGCATAGGTGAGTTGGTCGGCGGATAGGCTAGCATCCTTCACCCGCTCTTTATAGAATGCGATTTCCGCATTCGCACGTTCAAGGATGGCGACGGCACGCTCATACTGTTCGGCAGGATTTCCCAAGGATGAGCTACTGGCTAACTGGATACCCTGTGCTATTGCCCCCAGGATGTTGGCTAGGTGTCCGCCCTGTGTGGCGGCATTGGCGAATGCAACAGTGGCATTGTCCCATGCCGTTTTTAGTTGTTCAGCCTGGTTGACAACGACATCTGCTCCGGTCCCTGACTGCGCCATCACCGCATTGACGAGCGCCTGCTTTTTCTCGACTTCCGTCAGCGCATCCGCTGTCTTGCCTAGCTGGTCCGCGTATTCGGCATTCGCCGCCGCAAGGTCAATGGTGATGCCCAAGTTGTCGAGGATGAGCGCGGACCCACGGCCCAGGCCCGTCACGATATCGTTGAACGCTTGCGACATCGTCAAGCCCATTGCCTGCCCGCGTTCAGCCGCCAAGTTCATCAGCGCGACCAGCTCGTCGGTGTTGCTGGCTACACCCAGGAGCATGGCTTTGTTGGCGGCCTGTATCAGATCCATGTCTGAAATCATGCCGCGTGACGCCTCGCGCATACCCGCCAGCATGTCAGACGAGGACGAACCTGCTTGTGATGCTAGACTCTTGAATGATGTTTCGAGTCGTTGAAACTGTGCCGCCGTATCTACCGCCGCAACCGCAACGGAACCAAGTGCGGCAATAGTGCCAACCGTGGCAACACCAGCCAGCGCCCCCATAGCAACGCCGGTCAGGTTTACCGACTTTTCTAGCCCACCCAGGTCGCCGCTAACCTGCTTGATAGGCCCGCTGGCGTTGTTTTTGGCGTTCAGCAGGATGTCTAGTTTGCTAGTCGCCATATTCCCTCAGTATGTCGTCATGCCTGCGGATCGCGGCCCACTCGTCTGCCGTGAGGTCCGTCGATTTGATGTCGCCGCTCACTTGCAATTCGCGCCGCTCCTCGATGCGCTCCATGTGTTCGGCCTCAACCGCACGCATGAAACGGTACCAGTCCATGCTTTCGTCTATCTCATCCAAAAACCTGCCGGGAAACCGTCTTAGCAGCCATGCGTCAACCTGTGCGGGTGCCGGTTGCGGTTCGGTTTCCTCTCCATCGTCGCGGCTGTCGCCTATCCCGCGTTGGTACTTTATGACAGCCGCGCGCTCAAGTTTCCCAGGCTTCGGAGATGCTCACGAGCACGGAACAGAACGCCGACGATGAAACCCCAGAGCCGTAGGTCAATGTCATCGCCCAACGCCTCCTCGGTCAATCCGTCCACGTCATTGATGGCGGTCCCGTCCGGCAACACCACATGGCACGCCTCGGCCTTGCGGTGAAGGAGGTCGAAATACGGTTCCGTGTCGATGACGCCGAGCAGTTTTTTCTCGTCGGCACGTGTCCACACTTGCCCAACCTCGACCCAGTTGTCCTCGAATCCGTCCACGTCACAGTAGAAGCGTATACCCATGCGTTACGCTCTCGCCGGCGCGCCGGACAGTTTCAGGTTCGCGCTCCACGTGATGGCCTCGCTGGGGTTGCTGGCGTCAATCGTGAAGTTGTCGATTTCGGCCGCTGTTGACCACGTGTAGGTAATGGTCGTGCTGCCATCGTCCAGCGCCACGACTGCCGTTTTCTTGGTTCCCGGCGTGATAGCGTCCGGCGCCAAGTAGCCGTCGAGCGTTGGGTCCCAGTGGCCCGATAGCGGAATGGTCCAGTCTGCGAAACCGGTGAGCCATTCTTTGGCCGTCGATGCGAAGTCAGTCACGTCGATAGAATCGATGGCCGCCTGCATACTGGCCTGGTTGACGTATGCGGTTAGTGCGTTGCCGTCGAACGTAATCGCAACGTGTCCCGCGCCTTTGACTTTAGCCATGCTCTAAATCCTCCTAGTAGGTCACACCTGAAACACATGCGATTGCCACGACGGTGAAATTGGTAGCGCCGCCGAGGTCCGTACAATTAAGCCTGATATATCTGTTCACGGTGCCGGCCATTGCTTGTTCCTGCGCGCCGACCGCCGAAAACGTGAATGTTGCCTCTGTCGCGGCGCTGGCGAAGTTTGTCGCCGTATCGCTCTCGACCAGAATCACCGCGTCCGTAGCCGCGCCTGTAATTGCCTGGATGTGCAAATACGCGAAGCCGCCCGCGGTCCCCGCTGCGCCTATGTCGATGTAAGCTGGCGTAGACTGTGCGCCGGTTGCCGAGAACGTACCGGACCACACGCGCAGCCCGCGTTTAATGCCACTGCCACCATTCCAGCCGCCGTTGACCGCCAGCGCGCCATCGACGGGCATATCCACTTCCCAAGTGTCAGCGTAGGAGGCCGGGAACACATACGCGGGACACGCCGCCGTATCCGTCCCGAATAGCCCCGTAACCACGGTCGCCGCGGTTCCTATGCGGTCGTAAATTTCCTTCTCCAGTTGCCCCTCGCCGGCCGCGGGAATGTAATAGCCGTTGTGTGTCATCGTGCCGCCGCCGAAACCCTGAATCCACGCCTTGGCGGTCGCCTGAAAGCATGTGACGTCAATCGGGTCGCTGGCGATGGCGACGGTCAGCGAATTGCTGTCCGTGCTGAAATCGTACTGGTCAACCAAAATCCGTGTATATCTCGCGTGCACTGCCATTAGCCACTCCCGTCAACTGTTGCTATCAGTAACCAATAACCCGTATCGCCTATCGAATCCTGCTCAATTCGCATCTCCCAGCTATCCACGCCGATGGTTAGCGCGTTCGTCGTTAGTGCTGATGCCAGGTTGTCGAGTAATGCCAACGCCGCCGCAAAGTTTACCGACTGCATGTTCTGGCGCACCGGCTCTATCACAATCACTAGCTCGACCGTCGCCATCGTTAGCCCCACGCCGCCATTGAACGCCTGCACGGAATTGTTCCCGCCAGGAAAACGCGGGAACATCAATGGCAACTCGGCAGTCGTTATCTGATTCGGCGGCTCGTCCGCATATGTGACAACACCTGTGACCGTCATATCGAGAAACGCCGGGACGAAGGCCGCATACGTAAACGCCATCAGACGAGCCTCCTATAGGGCGCGAGCAGTTCCATAACGTCAGTCGGCATCCTAGCCGGGAGGATGGTCGAATTGCCTGCAATGACTGGTCGGTCGAGGTCCGCCGAATTGTCTTTTTGGTGATAGAACCACGCAGCCAGCCGCACGCACGCCTGCACGATGTCGTTTGGCGCCGACGTGCTATATGCCCATTTGCCGACAATCGTTATTGCGTTTTCGTGGTCATCGTCATACGTCCACGTGTAGCCGGAGGAGGCCAGCAGACGTAACGCATGATATGGCGTGTAGCTGCGCGGCTGCGTCACGTAGTCAGTGGCCGCGAGTACCGTATCGTCGCCATTCGTGACGCTCGTGATGGCGCATAGGTCGCCGGCCGCACCCAGATACAGCACGTAGCCGTCAACATCCTCCACGGCGTCTAGGTATTTTGTCGTGTCCGCGCTGGCCTCGAATTTGCGTTTACAATGCGTGTCGATGTACTGCTGTGCGCGCGTGATAATGCTATACAACAGCGCGTCATCCGTGTCGCGGCTTGTAATGCCGAGATAAGTTTTTAGGTCGTCTAGCGTGCAATAACTCATGTGTGATTTCCCTATGCCCCTGCTTGTATCAATGCGGTTGCCGCTGCTCCGCTCATGGTACGCGGGTACGTCACCAGGTCCGAGATTGCGCCTGCTGTACCTAGTGTGGCGACTTCGCCGTCTGTCTCTGTCTTGTAATCGCTTGCGCTGGTAGTTATACCGGCTCGTGTAGCGTCATAGTAGAGCATAATGGTTGTATCGTCAGCTATGACGGTGATTACTTCGCCGCCAGAGAGCGCGCCCAACGCTTCAATATATATCAGTGGCAGGACAGGATCATGTTTGACTAAACGCAAATTCCCAGATGAATCAACATAGACATACCAAGCGTGTGTAGCGTCTTGTTTTCTAAACCAGACTTGAATGCTGTTTCCGCTCGGCAGAGTCGTTGCCGTAAACCGCATCACAAAGTCGGCCTCATGCGCGAACGTGGTCGATGCGGCCACGGCGTCTGCATCGCGGAACGTGGCCAGGGCGTATTGCGTATTGAACGGCGCTGGTAGGTCCGTGACGCGCAGCCAGTCGGCATCGAGCGTAGCATTATAGTTGCTGGTGCCGGGGTACAGTGTGGCGGTTGCTTCCGTATCGTCAGCCCATAGCAGGTCCCAGTCCGCTGCTGTGCGGCGCAGGTAGTACGCGCCGGTGTCGCGCAGAATGACGGCGATGTCTTGTTGAGCAGCGGTATATGTGGCAATATCAGCAGCCGCAATTGCGCCGCCTTGAAAACTATCTACCTTGCCATCGCTGTACAGACGCAACGATTGAAAGTCGATTTCCCCGCTCGTACTATCGTGCCAACCTAATTGAAAATAGGTATTTGTCGCCGCCGGCGTCACCCTTGCCAACATTGCCCGCCCACAGGCGCGCGCCAACGCGCCGCCCCACGCGCCAGGATCGCCCCAGGCTGGCGTGC